ACTCCTATTATCGGCACCATCATTTCATCCAGCACCATCCCCAATCGTCCATTTTTCCTTGTTTTTCGCGGTGTTGGCTGTTCTGTTTGTCCGCCGTTATCCAACTTTTACCGTTGCAATCCAAATTTAAAACGGGTACATAAACGGGTATCTGAGTTTGAGGCGGGTACCTATGAAACTAAACGCGCGACAGGTCGAGACGGCAAAGCCTGCGGAGAAAGACTACAAGCTGCCAGACGGTAACGGACTTATCCTGCTGGTGAAAACCAGTGGGGCAAAATACTGGCGTTATCGCTATACCTTCGCCGGTAAAGAAAAGATGCTGGCGCTCGGTGTGTACCCGGCTGTTTCGCTGGCGGCTGCTCGGGAAAAGCGAGATGAGGCCCGGCGTAACGTTGCGGCAGGTGTTGACCCGGTAAAAGTCAAAAGCCATGTTGCAGCTGCGGCTGCAAAGACAATCACGTTTAAAGAGATTGCCACAGAATGGCACGAATTCAAGAAGCCTCGCTGGTCACCTGGCTATGCCTCTGACATTCTCGAAGCATTCAATAAAGATATTTTCCCAGCGGTGGGCAAGCTGCCCGTTGCAGAAATCGAGCCTGTTCAGATGCTGACGGCACTGCGTAAAATTGAGAATCGCGGCGCAACCGAGAAAGCAGCCAAAACACGCCGGTGGTGCGGTGAGGTGTTCAGCTATGCAGTTGCGACCGGGCGCGCGAAGTATAACCCCGTCAGCGAACTGAACAGCGCAATGACCGGGCATAAAGGAGAGTCCTTCCCTTTCCTGACGGCGGAAGAACTGCCTGATTTTCTCGCGGCGCTTGAGAGTTACAAGGGGAGCCCGCTGCCCCGGCTGGGGTTGCAGATCATGATGCTGGCAGGGCTGCGTACTTACGAACTGCGGCATTCAAAATGGGAATGGGTAGATTTCGATAACCGGCTGTGGGAGATACCTGCCGAATTTATGAAGATGGACCGCCCGCACCTGGTACCACTTTCCGATCAGCTTGTTGTATTGCTGAAAGAGTTGCACTGTCTGACAGGTCGATACGTGAATATGTTCCCCGGCAGGAATGATCCGTCAAAGGTCATGAGCGAGAATACAATAAACAGGATGATCCACACGCTGGGGTATAAGGGGAGGGTAGTAGGGCATGGCTTCCGGCATACGTTCAGCACTATCCTGAACGATAAAGGATTCAACTCTGACTGGGTTGAACTCCAGATCGCTCACGTGGACAAGAACAATATACGCGGGGTTTATAACCATGCCCTGTATATGGAAGGGCGTCGGGAAATGATGCAGTGGTATGCGGATTATATTGACCAGCTGCGTTTGATTTAAAGAAACTGTTTTTTCCAATCTTCGACCTCTCCGCGTACCCAGCGGGAGGTTCGGCTCCCGAGCTTCTTAGGCTTCGGAAACTCGTTATTACTGATGCGCTCATAAATACTGGATTTTTTCAGGCCCACAGAGCGCTCGACCTCTTTAATGTTAATCAGGTCAGTGTCAGAGATAACCGGTGTCATGCTATACCTCTCTTTTTCATGGCATCGAGCAGGATGTCCTGCACTGTTCGTTTCGAGTTGCGCCGCTCCATCACCATTTCATCCATAGTGTCGGCAGCGATAATGTGGTGAATGAACACCGGGCGGTTGTGTCCGGCCTGAATCTGCCGGGTTGGCCCGATGCGTTCGATAATTTGCTGGTACTGCTCCAGGTCCCACCAGTGCGAGAAAAACACCAGTATGTTGCCGCCGTCCTGCATATTCAGGCCGTGGCCTGCGCTGGCCGGATGCGCGAACAGGACCGGTATTTTTCCAGCGTTCCAGTCGCGAAGGGTCTGTGGATCCTGGTCGAGGTGGCGACCTCGGGGAAACGCTTTAAGCAGGCGCTCAAGATCGTGTTTCCAGTGGTAGGCCACCAGTACAGGCGCGCCAGCTGCTTCGGTGAGAATACTGTCCAGCGCCTGCAGCTTCGCGTCGTGCAGTTCTGACCAGCTTCCGGCGTCGTCGGTGTACACCGCGCCGCTGGCGATTTGCAGACACTTCACCGTCTTTGCCGCGGCGTTCGGCGCTTCAATGCCTTCGCCGTTCAACTCGAGGAACATTTCCTTTTCCATTTCGCGATACTGCTGGCGGGCCTTCGGCGGCATGTCCACGCGGATCACGTTATGGATGGGCTCTTTGATGTCGAACCAGTCGGCGGCGTCCAGGGAGATAGTTACGTCAGCCAGCGCTCGCTGTATTTCATCCTGCGAATGGGCGAACGGCTCCAGCTTCGTCCAGCTTTGCCCCGGAAACTGTATTGAGTTGAACCAGCGGGAGGTAAACGCGCCGTAGGTGCGCCCGAGGCGCTGCCCCTGATCCACAAACCACGCTTGCCCCCACAAATCCACCAGGCCATTCGGCGCTGGCGTACCGGTGAGATTCATCCAGCGCCGGACGTGCTTATGTGCCACTTTGCCCAGCGCCGCCGCGCGCTTACCGCCCCCGCGCAGCCGGAAGGATTTCAGCCGGGTGCTCTCGTCAGGAATAACGGTACCGAACGGCCAGCGGTCGCCCAGCGTTTCAACCAGCCAGACCAGATTGTCGTAGTTGATGGTAAACACGCTGGCATTGCTGTTTGCCAGCGCTACCGCGCGCGCTTTGGCGTTACCGACAATCGGCTGCACCTCGATATTGCGCAGATGCCCCCATTTAACCGCTTCATCCGGCCATGTGCTGGCAGCCACGCGCAGCGGCGCGAGGACCAGCGCGGGCTGTGTCTCTGCGCCTGCCATGAAGAGATCTTCCAGCGTGGTGAGCGTTGCCACGGTTTTACCCATACCCATGCCCGCCCAGATGTTGCAGCGCAGGATGTCGATTTCGTGGTTGATGATGAGGTCTTGATAAGGGCGAGGCGTGAAAATTATAGAATGGGAGTTAACTGACACGTTTTTCCTCCCAGTGTAGCCTGTCGCCGCTATGTCCTGTATACCGCCCGGTCTGCCCTTTGGCTGTAAACTCCAGTGTGCCAGCGGTGAAGAGCATCACGATAGCGCCATCGTACGGGCCGCCAATCAGGCGGAATTTACTGCGTCGTTGGACTTTTCGCACAATATCCCCTCCAGATTCTTGCTATCCAGCACCACCACGGTAAAGCCCAGCGCGCGGAGCCGTTTGTGCTCGCGCAGCTGGTCGGCGCGTGGTGGTTTGCCTGGCGCTTTGCATTCAACAAAGACGAGACGGCCGCGGGGCAGCAGGACAATTCGATCCGGTACCGAGCGGCGACCGGGTGACACGAACTTAAAGGCGACCCCGCCAGCCTTTTTCACTTCGGCGACGAGGTGTTTTTCGATAAGGCTTTCACGTTCGTAGGCCATCAACCACCGCTCCACCAGCAGCCTCAATTGCTGCGATCACTTCATCTTTGGCATAACAATCAATAACCCCAGCCCAAAGCCGTGTAGTTGGTAGAACGACGGTTAAGGGGAGTCCTGTCTGCTTTCTCTCGTGCTTTAACTCCAGAGCCAGCAATTGTTCTAATGATGTTTTTGGCGCTGTTATGATCTCGTCAATCACATCATCAGTGAGATTTTTATCGCGCATCGTCCACCGCCTTACGCTTTTCGCGCATGTTCTGCATCAGGCAAAAATCAGACCGGCGTTCGCTCCAGTCCTGATTAAGTTCGTTACGTGATTCGCGGTTTGCTTTGGCCCAGACCTTCGCTGCCCGGTCGTACTCCCCAGATTGCTCAAGGCGCAAAGCCTCCCTCGCAGTCCGGTAATAAAGCGGACTGTCCCGATATTTAAATGACATAGGGATTACCTCAGTGGATGACGCCGACAACCTCAGGGTCGGTAGCCATATCGCTGTTAACCAGACGGAAGCGGACCAGAACTGCGCCCTGATCACCCCAGTCTCTGCGCAGATTGCGCCAGGAGGGGTGTTTATCGCCGCAGCATTCCAGAATGGCGGCGCTGTCTATATCGAACTGCGCGCGGCTGTCCATGACCATGTAGATGTATTTCATAGCGGATCACCGTCTGAAAATGCTTCGGTGTCGGGTTGTAACTGGACCATGTCGTCGATTGGCATAAGTTTCAGAGGGCCACTATCGTTGAGCGCACCGAGTGTTAACTTTGCGAACAAACGTTTTTGCGATGTGGTTAGTTCGACCTGTGATGTGCGGCCGTTGACTAACACAATGATTGCGAAATTTTCTACGTTGCCTTGTGCCATAGCGATTAATCCTTACGGTAGTGGTACGCCTCAAAGCCGCCAGCGTTCAGCGGTATATCGGGCGCCCATTTGGGGTTAGTGGAGAGCAGCGCGGAGAGCGCTTTGTCGTTGAATTCGTCTGTGTCCGGCGCTTCGGTAATTACCTCATCATGTACCGTCAGCACAATGCTGTATCTGGCGTCCTCGATCAGCGGCATGTTTCCGGCCAGAACGTCGCGGGCGGCCGCCTGAGTGACGTTTTCCACCAGCTTTCCGCCGTAGGTTTTGAGCCGTTGCCATTTGCGCGAGTAGGAGTTAACGCCCTGATAGGTGATGTTCCCCTTCTCGATGGATGGTGACGGGTAGCACAGCGCGCGTCCGGATGGCAGCTGTATTCGCAGCCATGCGCCATCACGGCGGACTTTCAGATAGCCGCAGTACAGCGTCTTTTTCGGTGTGGCAATGGCGGTGCGGACGGTACGCTCGAGCTCGTACCAGAAATCGCAGGTTGCCGGGTGGGCTCTTCGCCACAGGCGCTTAAGCGAATCGCAGGCGATGAATACACGCTCTGACAGGCCGTAGGTCGACTTACGTTTAACCGATTCGTCGTACCAGCTTTTCGCCTCGCGGATGACATCACGGGGGATATTCGGCAGCGCGGCGTTCGCCAGCTCGTCGAGGTCGAGACCGTAGACCAGGGCGAAGGTAAGAAATGCCGCAACACCCCCGCCGAAGCCGAGGCCCAGCTCCATCACCTTGCCGATCTGACGCTGGTATTTATCAACATCGTCCGGCGAGATATTGAAGGCGCGGGCATAGGCCAATTTATAAAGATCTGGTCCAATCCCCTCGTCGTACTCCCTGAACGCATCAAGCTTCCACTGCTCACCGGCAAGCCAGGCAAGTTTTCGCCCTTCGATGTTAGACAGGTCGCTAACCACCAGCTTTTTGCCTTCCGGAGCCATGATGCAGCCGCGCAGCGCCGAGCTGGTCAGCTCCATGATGTTATCGAACAGCAGATCAGCGCATCCGGCTTTCAGCGCCTCGATGCCCTCGTCTATCTGGTCCTGCTCAAGAGAAGGGCGGGGCAGGTTCTGGGGCTGGAACAACCGCCCGGCCCAGCGTCCGGTTCGCGATGCGCCGCAGAACTGCAGCGTGCCGCGCAGACGACCGTCACTGCTCACGCCCTTCATCAGTGATTTGTACTTACTGGTGCTGGTGGTGCTGGCCTGCAGGCGGATTGCCAGCAGCTCTTTCACCGCAGACGGCAAATCAGGATCCGCCATACGACGCTCCAGCGTGCTGCGCTGCATGTCCGGCAGCTCCACACCGTACGATTCGACAATGTGCTTAATCAATGCGTCGCGCTGTGTGGCCGCCTGCACTTCGCCGTCGGTCATCACCTGCGTGCGTTTCGCCAGGCGCTTTTGCTCGAGGTCTACCGCCTCGATCGCCGCCTGTGCGAGCTGCACATCCATGCAGACGCCGCGGTCATTGATCTGCTGGTCACGATGCCATAGCGCCAGCTCTGCACCCTTGTAGTTCCACTTCGGCAGGCGCTTATGCACTTCGCGCATAGCCTCGATATCCAGCCCGGCGTAAGCAACAAAGCGCCGCCATTCTTCCGGGTGGGTTTTGCTGGTGGCGCGGCGCAGTTTGCTGTTCTTCGGACGTGGCTTACAGAACAGCTGGATCAGCGCCTTACCTTCTTTGTCCTTCGCCTTGTCCTGCGGGACGCCGAGCACTTCGCAGAGTGCCCCCAGCGCGCCGGGGAGGCCGTGCGCCAGTGCCTGCACCATCGTGTCGCGCCAGCGCGTTATATCCGGGGCCAGCCGAGGGTGAGTGTGTCGCAAAACGGTGCGGTCAAAGTGCGAATTGTGGAAATAAAGCAGAGTATCGGGGTCGCGAAGGGCGAACCACAACGGATCGGGTATCGGCTCGCCAGCGGTTAAATCCCACACCCGTACAGGCCCGTCGTTGATAGCCCAGGCAAACAGCATTACTTCGACGCCTTCTGCGTAAGCGTGGGTGCCGTTCGTGATGGGTGTTTCGCAATAGGTTTCCAGGTCGCCCCAGAGAATGGTTTCAGACATAGATATTCCTCGCGGGTGCTTTGCGAAAAGGGATGCTCTTTGCAAAACACCCGGCACATGGCCGGGCGGGTATGGGGTTAAATCAGCGTGTCGGCGTCTGCGCCCTCGCTGATGTCGTCGAAGTCGTCCGGCGCTGCAACACCGCCGCCAGCAAACGCGTCACCGTCGCGTAGGAACTGGACGCCGCCAAGCGATGCGTTGACGCGTTTGCCGAAGTTGTTGTCCTGCGCCCAAATGTCGATCACCGCGTTGACATAGCAACCGGCGTAAGGACGGCCATCAGCCTGGATGAGCGGCGAACGGTCGCGATCGATGACTGCCGGACGTGCTTTGTTGGCAGCGTTCAGGAAGAAGTTGCCCGGGAAACCTTCGTATTCGGCTTTTTCGTCACCGTCGTGCAGGCAGAGGTTGAGTTTTTTCTCCAGCTGGCCGTAAATGGTTTCCCACTTCTCGCCCCACTTTTCCTTCGCTACCTGTTTCAGCGCTTTGCGGACTTCTTCCAGTTGTGGATGTTTCGGATCCATCAGGAAAACAGCAGAGAAGCGCGGGTCTCCTTCGCCATTCACGGTTTTTGCTTCGAACAGAGCAGGGAAGGCCAGGCGGACGTTGTTCAGTTTAATTTTCATGGGTATTTCCTTAATCAGATGAGGTCAGCGGCGAGCGCATCGTCGGACACGTCGTCGAAATCGTTAACAGGGTTGAGATTGAGCGCTGGGCGCGGGTCGGACTCGGGGGCGACGGTAGGCTTACCGTCAGCGCGGGTGATCAGCGCTTCGACTTTCGTCCAGCGGCGAGGACTAGCCTTTTTGATGAGCTTCTCGGCTTTGGTTGGGCTAATCAGCTTAAGGTCGAAAACCTCCTCAGTTTTATATCGGAACTGGTCTTTCAGCAGAGCGCGGGCGGCTTCTTCATCGCTCCAGGCACGATTACCCTGTTTGCCAGTAACCAGCTTAAAGCCCGGCACCGGGTGACCCGCGTTCAGTTCACTGTTCACCCGGTCGCGCACAGCCTTTAGCCACGATTCGATAAAATCGGCCTGTCTGTATACCTCTGCCAGCTGTTCGGCGGTCAGCAATGGCACACGCTTAACTGCTTCCGCCAGCTGCTCGCCAGTAGGTTGCGTCAGGTCGACGAAATCGCCAGCGATAGTGTCGAAGTGCAACTGCTGCCGCGCGGTACAGATGGCGCTGGCTTTGCAGAACCGGCACTGTTTTTCACCGGGGGTGAAGTTTTCCAGCGGCAGGGTTTCGACACCTTCGCAATCGGCAATATTGAACATCACGATTACACTGGCGGCCGCTTCCTGCGCCCGTTCGCCGAACGCCTGGAGTTCTTCCACTGTCAGGGCCCACTCAGAAACGTGGTTAAGTCGTGGCTGATGGATGAACAGGCGCACCGTCTCGAAGTCGTACAGCATGCTGAACTGTTCAAGCGCGCCCAGGGCATACAGCTGCAGCTGCTCGTTCTGCTCGGCGTCGACCCGTACACCCTTACCGTATTTCAGGTCGTGGATCTGCAGCTCGTTACCCGCGATGATAACGCCATCGGCGGTACCGAAAGATTCTTCGACCCCCACGATGTGAGAGAAGTCGACACGCTGCTCGACCAACAGCTCGTTGCCCTGCGACAGCGCCCAGACGGTGTCGACGTAACGGCCAACGGCTTCGATCATTTCCTCATCTACCTGCGGGCCGGGATCCGTTTTTGATGGATGCGCCAGCGGGTAGGTACCGAGATACGTTTCAACATCGCAACCGGCATAATCGGCGGAATAGCTCAGACGATTGCGCAGGACAAGTTCGCCAAGTGCGTGCGCTGCGGTACCTTCTTCTGCGAACGAGGAGCTTTTATCCGGTTGCGTGGCCTCCAGTGCCAGACTACCGGGGCAGCGCATCCAACGATGCGCTGAGGACGGGGAAAGTCGTGCGTGAACGTCTGGCATAATTAACCCTCCAGCGCTTTTTCAGCCTGAGCGATCACATCTGCGAGGTTCTCGTCAGCAACTTCGCCGAGTTTTTTGGCACCCTGTTTTTCCAGAATGGCGACAGCTTCGGCGCGGTATCCGCCCTTCGCCAACTGGAGGATCAATCCTTCGGCCTTTTTACGCAGGGCTGCAAAATCAGAATGGCTGGTATCAGTTTCTGTCTTATCTTTGCTGGCAGCTTCCTGCAGCTGGAGGAACTCCACTTTGTTGATCTCAACAGTCAACCCATCCTCAAGGATTTCATGCAACGCGCCGAGGTCTTCAACGCTGCCAAAAGAATCACTTTCTGGATGTTTCCAGTAGAACGGGCCTTTACGTTCCTGTTTGCCCTTACTGCTGGTCTTTTTCGGCTTCACTGTGTCACGCTCGCCCGGCTTCGCATCGAGCCATGTTTCAGCGTATGCGCGTCGCTCGGCGATAGTCGTCAGGTCATCCCAGTAGGAAATGATGTCGCGCGACAGCTGGAGCAGCACCTCTTTATGAACTTCTTTTGTGCGTTTAACACCCTGCAGGGCACTATCCAGAGCGTCGATTTGTACGACTCGCTTATCGCCTTCGGCGTCGCGGTAATCAACAGCGCGCTGGACCATCGTTTCGCTGAGCTCCTGCGCGTCCGGGTAGAATGCAGCCAGGGCGATAATGTCGCTGAACTCCAGATCTTCCAGCGTAACCTTGCGGATAACGGTATTTTCCGCTTTGGTTTCCGGTACCGTTTCGCGGTATTCCTGAACCTGCGCCACGGTGTCCGGGCGAAGAGCGACGCCAGAGGCGAGGGCAGTGATAAGGCGTTCAAGCAGGGCGTTATGCTGCGTCAGCAGCTGGTTGTTAAGTTCGAGACTGGTTTCTAAGCTCATACTGCGGTCCTCGCTACAAGGAGAATGAAGGTAATAGCCAGGCCGAACGCAGTAGCGAGGGCCAGACCGGTGAAGATGTCGAATTGTTTGCGGCGCCAGCGGAGCACATCGCGCCCCGTCAGCCGGTGGAGGTGTTCAGGTTTCATCGGTAGTGCTCCTTTTCATGTCTGGGAGCGCACTGCACTGAATGCGCTTTCAGGCATAAAAAAGCCCGTCATGGGAGGCGGGCAAAGACTACACACAGCAATGGATGATTCAGGGGATGGGGGTTAACGGACGAATTGTGTAGCCATAACCGAGATAGCCGTTGCGTTCCTGGTAAGCCGCCGCTCTTAGTCGAGCAGGGTTTTCGCCTTTAACTGTCGCAACAACGTAATCAGTTGCGTCAGGTCCGTTTTCTACCACTTCAAAAGTCGACAAGTATTTTGTTGTGAGCTCATAGGTATTCATTTCGGTACCCTCTCAGTGGATTAGTAAAAGGCCCGAAGCCTTTGATTAATTCACTGCACGTCCCATCATCGGGGCGTTTCAACTTGCGTGACTTATCAGCTCGTCGCGGTGTGGTCCTCTACGCTTACCGTACGCATACGGACTCGGCGCTTACCTCGATCCCATCGGGTGCCATTTCGTTTTGCCAGGAGCACAGCGGCTTACCTGTCACACGGTTCTGTTTGTTAAAGAGCTCGTTAAGATGTTTGTATAGATGTCTTAACCTTTGATGCATAGTTAAGACCTCTAAACCTTTAAAGTCAAGAGTTGGAGTTAAGAAAAGTGTACTTTTTTGCAGGTTGGTAAAGAAAAGCCCGCTATTAGGCGGGCCGCAGAAGAGGGGAAAGCTGTTTTAGAGGAGAACGGAATACCAGAATACTTGGCCTATGATGTTTATCTTATTTGCCTCATGGTAAAAATAATCTTCATCTGCGTATTCATCCCGGTTAAATGAGCGAACTCTGATACCGTTTGGTAGGCGGTACAGTAGCTTTACACGTAACAATCCATCTTGGTCTATCGCATACATCTGACCATCTTTTATCCCGGTCTTTGAGGTATCGACACCGACTACCGCCCCGTCAGGTAAAACCGGCTCCATGCTATTACCGTGTACGCTAACGCAAGCGGCACAGCCTGCGTCCACACCAGCTTTACGTAGAGTGGATTTTGCAAATCGCAATTTACATCCAGAGCGATCCAGTTCTACGTAAGTGCCATCCCCTGCGGATAGTTCAATCTCGTGGTAGAAAGGTATTTCCACTTCATCATCCTCTAATGGTGTGGTTGAGTCCCATGTTGAAAAAACACCCTCTACTCTTGCGTTTGAAGTTACCTGTTTATCGTCAGAAGGTTTGCCAGTGAGTAGCCATTCTGGAGACGTACCCAAAGCATCAGCCAGGTTGACCAGGTTTTTACCATTAGGCGCTGTAGATCCTGATTCCCACTGTGAAATAGTCGCTTTTGTGACCTTAATTCGTTTTGCGAGCGCGTCTTGAGTCATTTTTACATTGCGGCGTGCTTCGCGAATACGTTCGTTAATCATGGTGTTACCCCTCATATGGTTTAGTTAGCTTAACCTAGTTAGAGTATCGTTTTCTTGACTTGTATGTTTAGTTTTCTTAACCTTGGTGTATCTATACATGCCCAGGAAAACGGATATGAAAAAGACCAGAGCCATTGAGCTAGCGGGCAGCAAAGCGAAACTCGCCCGATTATTGAAGGTTTCTAAAGGTGCAGTATCTCAGTGGGGTGACGAAATCCCAGAGCTGAGAGCTCTGCAGCTTGAAAAGTTATTGAGCGCTAATAAAAAAACTCAAGCCAGACAAAAGGCGTAACCCATGCCAGAGAAAAAGATCTGGGGGGCGACGCCTGACGAATGGTTCCACTTCGATCTGGTGCTGGGGCGTACTGACCAGCTGCTGCCGGTCGTGTGCAACCCGGGCGCGACCATATCCCCGAACAGCAAACTAAAAATGCTTGGCAAAACGCCGAGTCTCTATAACCGCGACCGACTGGCTACCGGGATCAAGGACTGGACCGAGCATGTCGTTACCGAGCATGACTTTGCCCGCTGGTCGAACGAACCGGATTACGGCATCTGCGTGCGCACAGGTCATGGCTGGCTGGCGCTGGACTGCGACAGCGAAGACGAAGACATCCAGGCCGATATTCGCAAAACGCTGGTGCAGCTGCTGGGCGAGCTGCCGCCGCGTCGCTGGCGCGCAAACAGCAACAAATGCCTGTACCTGCTGGCCGTTGACGGCGATTTCCGTAAGCGCATCCACCGTCTGGCGGGTGATATGGGGATTATCGAGCTGCTGGCGAACGGGCAGCAGCTCGTTGCCTGCGGTACGCACAGCAGCGGCGCGCGTATCGAATGGGACGGCGGTCTGCCGGACGAGCCCCCAGCCATAACTGCTGACCAGCTCGAAACGCTGTGGCAGCGCCTAGCGGATCAACTGCCTGTGTCGGTCACCACTGAAGCGGGCAGCACGAAGATGCGCGACCGCTCAACCTTCACGCCCGGCGCCACGGACGATACAGCCGAATATCTCGACGCGAACGGTTGGACGCTGCTGGACGGCGCGAACGGCGAGCGATACATCCGCTGCCCGTTTGAGGATGGCCACAGCACCGGTGGCGACCCGACCAGTACGGTTTACTTCCCGGGCGGGACCGCGGGCTTTGAACAGGGGCATTTCAAGTGCCTGCACGCCAGCTGCGCGCACCGTGACGACGGCGATTTCCTTAACGCCATCGGGATCCGTAACGACGATTTCGAAGACCTGACCAGCACCGACGTTGCTGAGCCGTTACCGCTGCCAGCGTTCGAGCGCGATAAGTGGGGCCGCATCGAGGCCACCATCAGCAACGCGGCGAAAGCCGTTGTGCGTCCTGACTTTGTTGACATCGATATCCGCTTTGACCAGTTCCGCGACGAAATCATGTTCGCACAGGCTGGCTCCGGCCAGTGGCAGGCGTTCACCGATGCGGACTATGCGCGCCTGCGCATCACAATGGAAAAGCGCGGCTTTAAGCCTGTCGGGCGCGAGCTCATCCGCGACGTGGTGCTGCTGGCCGCTGACGAACAGCCTTTCGACTCGGCGACCACCTGGCTGAACGGGCTGGAGTGGGACGGCGTGCCACGCATCGAAACTTTCTACCATACGCACTTCGGTACTGCCGACACGCCATACACCCGCGCGGTGTCCATGTACATGTGGACGGCGCTGGCGGGCAGGGTGCTGGAGCCCGGCGTCAAAGCCGATATGGTGCCGATCCTCGTCGGTCCTCAGGGCTGCGGTAAGTCCTCCGGTGTGGAAGCTCTGAGCCCCGACCCGGCGTTCTTCACCGAGATCTCTTTCGCTGAGAAAGACGATGACCTCGCACGCAAGATGCGCGGGCGTCTGGTGGCGGAAATTGGCGAGCTGCGCGGCCTCAATACCAAAGAGCTGGAATCCATCAAGGCATTCGTAACGCGTACGCATGAGAACTGGATCCCTAAATACCGCGAGTTCGCTACCCAGTTCCCGCGTCGCCTGGTGTTCGTCGGTACCACCAACGAGGACGAATTCCTCGCTGACAAAACCGGTAACCGTCGCTGGCTTCCCGTGGAGGTGTCGAAAGTCGACGTGAAAGCGATAAAAACAGACCTCCTTTTGCTGTGGGCTGAGGCCCGCGAGACGTTTAAGCGCCTCGGCGGCATCCAGTTCCGCGATGCTGAGCGGCTCGGTGCGAGTGTCCACGAGCAGTACACCATTAAGGACGCGTGGCTCGAGACGGTAGAGAAATGGCTAGACACGCCCGACCTTATGACTAACGACATTCCGCGAAATTGCGAATTTTTACGCGCTAGCGACGTTCTGCGCGATGCGATTGGCTTAAATCCAAGTCACATCGGAAAACGTGAAGAAATGCGAATTAGCAATGTTTTGCAAAATTGCGGTTATTCGCGAGTTTTGAGGCGTGTTAACGGCAAAGTGCAGCGAGTTTGGGTATCGGCGTAACCACCTGCAACCACCTAATAGCGTAGGTGGTTACGTTTTAACTAATTGAATTTAAAAGGTTGTAACCACTGTAACCACTGTAACCACCTATTTTCTAAAAACCCCATATATATATATAAGTCGTTCTGGGAAAGGTTAAGAAGATGGCGGTTACAGTGGTTACAGGTGGTTACACGTCGAACATGTAATTTATTGCGGGTAGCGATATGCAAACACGATTTGATTCCACCACGGCGATTAACGAGCGCCAGAAGCTCAATAAAATCGCTCTCTATGCTCGCGCGTGCGCGCGTTTTGTGGGGTGACCTATGCCAGTTGTCGCAACGTTCAAAACGGACTGGTTCCGGGTGATTAACGACATCACACGCAGCGGTATCCCCCTGCAGGAGATAGCCAGAGAGCTCGACGTGTCGAAGTCTGCTATCATCGGCTGGAAGCAGGGCGCAGCGCCGAACCATCACACAGGCGAAGCGCTGATAGACTTCTGGTGCTACGTCACGCAGCGCCCACGCTCCGAACTGCCAGCGCAGGTCACATCACGGCGTTTTGTTTACGCCTGGCGATCGAAGCGTCTGACACCATGAAAACATGCAAAAGCAGGGCGTTTACCGGTTAAAAACGCTATGCAAAAACCGCCCTGTTTTATGCACGATTTATGCAGTCCATTTTCCCTCTTTCCAGCCAGTAAACCGCAACAAATAGACCCTTCACGCTAAATCGTTAACGAGTGCCATTTCGCTGGTGCGCGCAACGTGCATTATGTTAAATCGGCCCTGTTTTTAACAAATCTTCCATTTGGTCGGGATCCCGACCGCGACCCCGTTTCACACTTACGGCTCAATCATCACAGGAGCCAACACAATGGGCCGACCAAAGAAAACCGTCGAAGTACCAGGGCAGGAGCCTGAAACCGGCACTGAGCAGCAGACGGAAGCAGAGAACCGCCTTACCGCGACTGAGATCCAGACGCTTAACGCTGAGGGCCAGCGCGCAGACCAGGGCGTTATCCAGCAGCGCGTTGCCAGTCTGCTGGACGATGCAGCACTCGATGAGCGCAATACTCTGCTGGGTACCATCAACGAGCAGGGCGCGGCCATTATCGCCCGCTTTGAAGAGCTGGCCTTCACCGACATGGCTGACCAGCAGCTTACCGACAATATCGAATTCCTCCAGCTCGTCAAAAAAGCCACCACGGCGGAGCCTGCCGCGCCGCTGGGCTACGTGACGAACGACGAGGGTAAACGCCAGCCAGTTACGGGTAAGCCCGTTCTGACTGAGCATGGCTGGCACGTTCCGGGCTAAGAGGGGATCGCTATGTGTGGAGGTGGAGCACCTAAGGTCGTACAGACCGACCCGCAGGCCGAAGCGGATGCGGCTGCCGACGCAGCGGCAAAAGCGGCAAACGCAGATGCTGCAGCGCGCAAGAAGCGCAAGAAAGGCTCGTCCCTTCTCGCCAGTGGTGCTGAGGGTGCGGCTGATTCTGGCAGCTCTCTGCTGTCCTCTGGCGCGCAGGCAGCGCAACAGAAAAACACTCTGGGGGCGTAACTGATGGATGAACTCGCCGTTAAGCTGATTAAGCGTTCCGACACGCTGAAAGCCAACCGCCAGCAGCATGAAAGCGTCTGGCGCGAGTGTTATGACTACACCTATCCGCTGCGCGGCGCGGGATTCTCTGACGAAGTGCTCGACGCTCAGAGCGCAAAACACAAGGTGGCGAAGCTACTGGACGGCACCGCCACCGACAGCGCCCGCATGCTGGCCTCTGCGCTCATGTCCGGCATGACCCCGGCAAACGCGCAGTGGCTGAACCTCGACAGCGAATCGCTGCCGGACGACGCCAAAGCCTGGCTGTCTGAGTGCGCCACGCTGGTCTGGGAAAATATTCACGCGGCGAACTTCGACGCAGAAGGGTACGAGGCGAACCTCGACGTGGTGTGCGCTGGCTGGTTCGTCCTGTACATCGACGAGGACCGCGAAGAGGGCGGCTACACCTTCCAGCAGTGGCCGCTGGCGCAGTGCTATGTCACGTCCACCCGCAAAGATGGCATCGTGGACACGATATACCGCCGCTACCAGTTGACCGCAGAGCAGGCCATCAAAGAATTTGGCGCGGACAAGGTCAGCGAGAAGATCCGCGACGCGGCGAAGAAAAAGCCCGACAACAAATGCGATTTCCTGCACTGCATTTTCCCGCGCGAAACCTACATGGTCGATGCCCGCCTGGCGAAAAACATGCGCTTTGCATCGTACAACGTCGACGTGAGCAACAAGCAGATTGTGCGCGAATCCGGCTATCACGAATTCCCTTGCTGCGTTCCACGCTGGATGAAAATCCCCGGCGGCTCCTACGGCATCGGCCCGGTGTACGACGCGCTGCCGGACTGTAAAGAGCTGAACGAAACCAAACGCATGGAGAAAGCCGCGCAGGATCTGGCTATCTCCGGCATGTGGATTGCCGAAGATGACGGCGTACTCAACCCGCGTACGGTCAAGGTCGGCCCGCGCCGCATCATCGTGGCGAACAGCACCGACAGCATGAAACCGTTACTAACCGGTTCAGATTTCAGCGTTGCATTCACCGCCGAAGAACGCCTGCAGGCGTCAATCCGCAAAATCATGATGGCCGACCAGTTGCAGCCGCAGGACGGGCCAGCCATGACCGCCACCGAAGTGCACGTGCGTGTCGCGCTGATTCGCCAGTTGCTTGGTCCGGTGTATGGCCGGTTCCAGGCTGAATATCTCCAGCTGCTGGTGGTGCGCTGCTTTGGCATAGCTTTCCGTGCTGGTGTCTTCTCCCCGCCGCCTGAGAGCCTGCAGAACGCCAATTTCAACGTGCGCTACATCTCACCGCTGGCACGCGCCCAGAAGCTGGAAGACGTAACGGCAATCGAGCGGCTCGGCGCTAACGTGGCGAACCTCGCAGGCATCAGCCAGGACGTTGTTGACCTCATCGATACCGACGAAGCCACACGTGTTGTGGCTGAGGCTCTCGGCGTCCCGGCGAAGGTTATTCGCTCATCCGATGCTGTGGCAGATCTCCGTGTCCAGCGCCAGAAAGCACAGCAGCAGGCCGCACAGCAGCAACTCATGATGCAGGCGGGAACTGAGGCGGCTGGCGCCGCAGGGCAGACCGCGGGCGCGGCAATAGGGCAACGACTGGCAGGTAACCAATGAGAATAAAACAGGCTACGCCTCAGGACTTTAAGCGCATTTTCGAAGAGATGCCTGGCGGTTCTCAGGTGCTGGAAGAATTAACGCGCCGCTTCGGGCGTGCGGCGTACGTCCCCGGCGGTACCGAGGGCGACCGCGAAACGTGTTACAGGGCAGGACAGCGATCCGTACTGGATTACATCCTGCGCGAAATCAACAAGGCCGATGGAGTAGAAGACGATGTGGAAGCTTAAACACTTATTCATGAACGCTGAGCAGGGCGCAGAACAGCCAGGCGGCGGTAACGGAGGTGGTGAAGATGGCGGCAATAATCCTGGTGCTGGCGAACCTTCTGGTAATTCTCTGCTCAGCACAGGCGCGGGCGAACCGGGTGCTAATGACTGGCTACCTGAGAAATTCCGCGTTATGGGCGAAGACGGAAAACTCAGTATTGAAAGCTCTGCCCGCAAACTGGCGGAAAATTACACTCACCTTGAAAAACGCATGGGCAGCGGCGACGCACCGCCGAAAACTGCGGATGAGTACGCTCCTGACGTGAAGGTAGACGGGTTCAACTGGGAAGAATTCAAAGCCGATCCACGTATGCAGAGCTTCATGAAAACCGCGCACGCCAAAGGCATCACCAACGATCAGATGAGTTTCATCCTGGGTGAATACGCACAGCGTGCTCCTGAGCTGGTGGGCGGTGCCGCTGAGCTGGATTCACAGTCTGCCACCACGCAGCTGCGCGAGGTGTGGAAGACTGACGCAGAGTTTAAGCAGAACATCGGTCTGGCTTTCCGCGCGTTTAATTCGTTGGCTGATGATGCCGACAAAGGCCGCATCGACGAGATCGGCAATAACCCAATGGTTATCCGCATGCTGGCAAAAGTCGGCGCGGAAATGCAGGAAGATGCGCCGGCGGGTGGTGATGTGAACCTCGAAGAGCAGCAGACCATTCGCGATCTGATGAAATCCCCAGCGTACATGGACCCGAAACACGCCGACCACGAACGCGTATCCGCGACGGTCAAAGCGTATTACCAGAAGCGTTACGGCGATCAAACCGTAGCGTGACATGTCACAATTTCAGCATCAAAAGCCAGCCTAACCCGCTGGCTTTTTCATTTGGTCGGGATTCCGACCGTACACCTCGCTAACAATCTCCCCACAACCAGCCCGGCGGGGACGCCGGATAACTGAATTTTCCCGCAGTGCGTAAGCGCCACGCGCATTGTGTTAATCGGGCCGGGCAACCGACAACCCAGCAGGCGATATTTTCTGGAGTGATTGTTATGGGATTTGATGCCAACAAGAACATGATCACCGCTGCGTTTATCACGCAGTTTCATGATTCTTTCGAAATCGCCGCGCAGCAGAAGGATTCCCGCCTGCAGGCAGCGGTAAACGACCGTGGGATGATCACAGGCGAATCGTTCACCATTAACGATATGGGTGAAATCGAGATGCAGGAGATCACCACACGTTTCGGTGACACCGTCTGGGATTTACCGGAAGCAGGTACACGTAATGCGCTGATGGCTGACTATGCGGCATTCGTACCTGTTGAAAAACGTGACCTGCGTAAACTGCTGGCCGACCCTCAGGGTCCGTATCTGCAGCTCACCCTGGCAGCGTCCAATCGTAAAAAAGACGACGTTATTTATCGCGCGATGCTCGACCCCGTATTGCGTAAAACGTCCAGCGGCGGGGCATATGCGCCGGTGGCGCTGCCAGCTGCACAAAAAATCGTTGCTGGTGGCACAGGTATGACCAAAGCCAAGCTGATCGCCGCTAAAGCGATGTTCCGCCGTAACGAGTGTGACGAGCAAAACGGGGAAGAACTGTACATGACGTACAACGCCGACATGCTGACGCAGATCCTCAGCGATACCACGCTGACCTCTGCCGATTTCATGGCGGTGAAAATGCTGCAGGAAGGCGCTGTGTCCTCCAAATGGCTCGGCTTCAACTGGCTGGCTTACGAAAAACTGGATTCTGCGACCGCAGGCGATCCGGCCGTAACCACCAAAACCGCCGCTGCGTGGTGTAAATCCGCTGTGCATTTCGGTACCGGCGCTGAGTACAACGTCGATATCGGTCCACGTCGCGATAAAAACAACACCATTCAGATCTCTGTTGATGCGTCTTACGGTGCTGGCCGCGCCAACGAGAAAAAAGTCGTCGCCATCGATTTTGTTGTTTAAGTCGCTGGTGTGTTTGCCGGGGTACACCCCCGGCCTTTTTTCATCTGAGGTTCTGCCATGACTTCGAGTGTCTCTATCTGCTCAAACGCACTTCTGGCGCTGGGTGCTCACCCGATAAATGATTTCGACGAAGACACGGATCATGCCCGTCTTTGCGCCAACCTTTACCCCACTGTCCGTAATAAATTACTCCGCGCCCACCCGTGGAACTGCGCCATAAAACGCGTTGTGCTCTCGCCTGTCAGCGCTGCGCCTGTCTTCGGGTATGGTTATCAGTTTTCTCTACCCGGCGACCTGATCCGCGTTCTGTCGGTCGGCGAACCGCATGATGATATTGATTACCGGATCGAGGTCAGCCGACTGCTGGCAAATGTCGATGTGATTCGCCTGCGTTATATATTCCGTAACGAGGACGAGTCCACCTGGGACGCCGCGCTGGTGGATGTGGCTGAAATGATGATGCAGTCCAAACTGGCATATGCGGTAACCGGGTCCGCCAGTCTGCGTGACAGTCTGACGCAGGAGGCAGCATTCCTGCTTAAGCAGGCTAAAGCCGTTGATGGTCAGGAAGACCCGCCGGAAGAGCTTGGCGGCTACCCAACTTATGAGTCGAGGTTCTGACATGCGCGCGAACCTCATCAAAACCAATTTTACCGCTGGTGAAGTGTCCCCGCGTCTCATGGGGCGCGTTGATATCGCCCGTTATGCCAACGGCGCGAAGATTATCGAAAACGCTGTTGTGGTCGTGCAGGGCGGCGTTGTCCGCAGACCTGGTACACGCTTTGCGGCGGCGACCAAACACGGCGATAAAAAATCTCGACTCATTCCCTACGTGTTTAACCGGTCGCAGGCGTACATGCTGGAATTCGGCGACGGCTATATGCGCATTTTTCAGAATGGTAAGCAGCTGGTCAACGAAGACAATACGCCGTATGAAATCGCCAGCCCTTACACCGCCGATATGCTGCCCTCCGTGAATTATGTCCAGGGCGCTGACACCATGTTTCTGGTTCATCAGTCAGTAAAACCTCATCGCCTCCAGCGCCGCGGTCAAACCGACTGGGTGCTTGAGCCCGCTCCGTTCATTGTTGAGCCGTTCGACGAGGTACGCGATACCCCGCAGAAATGGTGTAAACCGTCCGTCAAAGAGTTTGTTGGCTCGGAAATTACGCTGACCCTGAGCGATGCGGATCCGGGTGATAACCCAAGCCCACCATTCACCGGTACTGGCTGGGTTGCTCAGGATGTGGGTTCTTACGTTCGCCTTAATGACGGTTTGGTGCTGATAAAGAGCATCACCAGTGCGCAGATTGCCGTCGGTACCATCCGCAGCGATTTGACGGCAACGCAGGCAGCATCACCGGGTTCGTGGACGCGGGAGGACACGGTCTGGACAGATACGTTTGGCTATCCTGGTGCGGTCACGCTCTACCAGCAACGCCTTGTACTGGCGGGTTCGCCGAAGTACCCGCAAACAATCTGGTGGAGTGAAACGGGCGTTTATTTGTCCTTCGAGATAGGCACTGAAGATGATGACGCGATCAGCTTCACGCTGTCTTCTGACCAGCTCAACCCGATTGTGCATCTGGCGCAGATGAATACCCTGATAGCGCTTACCTACGGTGGTGAGTTTACGATCACCTCCGGCAACGATGCGGCCATTACACCGACCAATATTTCGGTGAAAAATCCGAGTCCATACGGCTGTAACGGGATCCGCCCGGTGCGAGTTGGTACCGAAATCATGTTCGTCCAGCGTGCTGGCCGCAAGCTCTATGCGGTAGCGTACGACCCCGACAGCTTTGTTTCCTATTCCGCCAACGATATGACGGTGCTGGCAGAGCACATCACCTCTGGCGGCGTACTGGATATGGCATACCAGCAACAGCCGGATGCGTTTATCTGGATGGTCAGGGCGGATGGCGTTGCGGTCACGATGGCTATCGATCGCGCTCAGGATGTTATTGCCTGGTCACGTCAGGTCACTGACGGTGCGTTTGAGTCGGTGGCTACCATCCCGTCAGATACTGACGATGTGGTCTACGCGATTGTTCGCCGTGAGATAAATGGCCAGAGCGTTCGTTATGTCGAGGTATTCGACAGCAATCTTTATACCGATGCTGCGGTGACCGGCACCAGTAGCGCCGGTTCTGCCACGTGGTCCGGTCTTGCTCACCTTGAGGGGCAGACGGTTGATGTGGTGGCCGATGGCGCTGTTATGCCGCAGCACACAGTTTCCTCTGGTCAAATCACACTGTCCCGCCCGGCGAAAAGCGTGGAGATCGGCCTGCACTTCGAAAGTACGATCGAAACGCTTTCGCCAGAGGTTCAGACCACTGAGGGTACAACGCAGAACGCGAAGAAGCGCACCAGCGAAGTGACTATGCGTTTTCTCGAAACGACTGGCGCGGAGTGCAACGGCCAGGTCATTCCGTTCCGCCGGTTCGGTCCAAAAATCCTCAACCAGCCAGCACCACTTTTCACCGGCGATCACTACTGGGGAAAACTCGGCTGGGAGCGGGGGGAAGACACTCTGCTTATTCAGCAGCGCCAGCCGCTGCCATTCCACCTTCTCGCAATTATTTTCACGTTCACCAGTAACGGGGGCTGACATGGTACGTAACGCAACGGCCGGGGACATCCCGGCGCTGATCGAGCTGGGCGCGAGGATGTATATCGAGTCCCGCTATTCGCAGAATTCGCCTTTTGATGAAGAAAAATGCGCAGAGCTCGCCCGCACTCTAATTTCATCACCTGCCGGCTGCCTGCTGGTGGCAGAAAAAGACGGTACGGTAATCGGCTGGCTGGCCGGGGGGATTGCTGAGCAGTGGTTCAGCCGCCAGTTAATGGCTTTTGAGTATGGGCTGTTTATCGCGCAGGAACATCGCGGCGGCACTGCTGGCCCGCGTCTCGCGAAAGCATTTATCACATGGGCGGAAGAGCATGGCGCCGCGATCATAAATATGGGTATCACCACGGGTGTACACGAAGAGCGCACCGGTGATTTGTATTCACGTCTCGGCCTGTCCCGTACCGGTCTGCTTTATTCCAAAGAGGTGTAACGATGTGTACCGGGTTAGAGGTGGCGGCAATTGGCGCATCCGTTCTTGCGGCGGGTGGTGCGGTTTATAGCGGGCAGCAGCAAAAGAAAATGTCCAACTATCAGGCGGCGCAGGCGGAAGCAGACGCAGAAGCTGCGCAGGCAGCTGCACGCGTAGAAGCTGATCGCATCCGTAAGGCGGGCAGGGCACAGGCAGCACAGGCAAATGCAGCACTGGCAGCGTCGGGTGTGGAAACTGGTGAAGGTACGGCATTGCGCATCACGTCGGGTATTACCGGTGATGCTGAGCAGGATGCGTATCAAACCATTCTGAACGGTGCGAACCAGAGCGCACGGCTCAATGCGCAGGCGTCGGCTGACCGCATCAGCGGCCGTAATGCTTCAACATCTGGCTACATCAGCGCGGGCAGCTCACTGCTGAGCGCGGGTGGCACAGCGTACAACGGCTGGAAAAAAGCAGGGAGTAAATAACCGTGAGAATTCCAACGGGTAATTTTGGCAACGTTACGCCGCAGGCTAATCCAACCCGGGTCGGGGTCAGTAATGTTGGTCAGATAGGTAATGCTGTAGCCGGGCTGGGGGCTGCTCTGGGCCAGACTGTAGACGATTTGCAGCGTACGCAGGATAAAGCTGACGTGGCCGCTACCCAGGCGATACTTACCGATCTCGATGCGAAATCCAGCGACCGCTGGGAGAACCCGGAGACCGGCGCGCTGGTAACCCGGCAGGGGTTTAAGTCCTCTGGCGTTGGTCTGGACATGGACAAGCTGGACTCCTCCGACTACGAAGAAGCCCGCAAACGCGTACCGCAGAGCCAGTTACAGTATTTCGATGCGCAATGGAAAGCGGGCCAGATCCGTCGAGCCAGCACCTACAACAGCTTTGAGCGTACTCAAACCGAGCAGGCCCAGCGCCAGCAGCTCGATGCGACGGTGAAATCTTCCGTTGAGCAGGAAGCGGGGGCATTTGACGATCCGCAGGCTGCTGCGTTGATTCGCGGTGCACGTCAGCACTCCATTTCATTGTATGGCCAGGCACAAGGCTGGTCGCAGGAACAAATTGACCAGGCTGTTTCTGAGGCCAACTTACGCGCTATGGAGCAGCGAGCCCAGAACTATGCGGTAACCAATCCTCAGGGCTGGTTAAATGGCGATTTTCCCGTGAAAGATACCGGTGCGCTGGATATGCGCGCCATCGGGATTGTTGAATCCGGCGGTAAGCATTTTAATGCTGACGGCAGCGTTATAACCTCTCCAGCCGGTGCGCAGGGTAAATACCAGCTTATGCCGGACACGGGCAAAGAGCTGGCGGCGAAGCGCGGAGTTGAATACAACCCGGCAGATGAAGAACAAAATGCCCTGCTGGCGAGCGATTACGCAAATCAGCTGTACGGTAAATATGGCTCTGAAACGCTGGCGGGTGCTGCATATAACTGGGGTATGGGAAACGTTGACAAGCTGATCGCGAAAACCGGAGACCCGCGCAAGGGCGAAATTTCTGAGGCTGATTTTATTCGGCAGCTACCTGCGGAAACCCGCGGGTGGCTGGCCCGGTACCGTAAAAATAAAACCGGTCTCGATCCTGTGTCGGTTAACAAAATCGATAACATCGCTGAGTCGAAAATCCGTGAGCAGCGTACAACCCTGCGCGAGCAAATCGACCCCATCCTGAATAATACGATGGCGCAGCTGTACAACGGGGAAGTGCCTGACGCGATGCCCGATAAGGCATCAATTATGTTTGCGTACGGTGAACAAGGGGCAAAGGCAGTTAAGCAGCTCGATATCGCGATCAACAACGCCAAAACCTTCCAGGCGATACAGTACGTATCCCCGGAACAGCAGCAGGCAGAAATCGCAAAGTTAAAGCCTCAGGCAAATGACCCTGATTATGCGCTCAAGCTCGATGCGTATGGCAAGCTCGGCGCGCTGGTTCAGAAAAGCAATGAAGCGATACAGGCGCAGCGTGATACCCGTCGTTTTAACGAAGCGCTGTCTATGGGCGAGAAACTCGACCCTACCAATAAATCCATGCAAAAAGCCGCCGACGCCACGCCAACGGCGCAAAACTTCCGGATTAACGACGCCACTACCCATGACGGGATTGTGCAGCAGGTGGCCCAGACCGGGATCATTCCTTCGCAGGTAACCACCCAGTTATCGGCGATATCACGCGCACGCAGTCCTGAGGCGGTCCGTCAGGGGGCTGAGTTATTTAATCGTCTCTATGACACGGATCCCGCGTCTGTTGGCGACATGCCAAAGGATATGCAGGGATTTTATCTCACCGTTAAACAGCTTACCGATTCTGGTATGGCGTCCGAAACCGCTATCGAGCAGGCGCAGAATCTGACCTACAACCAGACCGATGCGCTCAAAGCGCAACTGGCCTCAACCCAGAGCACCAAGGAGTATAAAAAAGACCGCAGCAAAGCGATGGATTCCGCTGTGAGCAGCATGTCGGGCTTCTTTAGCTGGGGAAATCCATCTGCCGACGATCAGACGCCGGAGGCCGCACGTTTCCGCAACGATTACCAGTCGCTGTACGACATCAATTACCGCACCACCGGTGGTAATGCGGATGCGGCCAAAAAAATGACCAACCAGCAGATCGCCCGCATATGGAGTATCAGCGAGGTTAACGGCAACGCCAAACTTATGAAATACGCGCCAGAGGCACTCTATAACTACGGTCCGTCAGGCTGGCAGGCGGCACAGTGGAAAGAAGAAAAAGAGAGCCTGATGTATGGTGAGCGCAAGGGCGAGATCACCACCAGCCCGACGCAGCTTGGTATTACTTCCGGTAGCGTTGCACCTGTTACCAGCAAAACGCCGGAATCGCGTATTGGCGGAGAGCTGGAGATAACTCCTGATGTACTGACGGCCCGCAATGGCGATTACGCCATCATGGTGCGGACAAAAGATAAGGATGGTATTGAAGCGGTACAGCCGTTCTACGATTCGTACGGCAGGCCGATGCGCTGGAAACCGTCACTGGAAGAGTGGGCGCCCTACAAAAAAATGCAGGAAGAGCGTGAAGAACACGATCGTAATGAGCTGCAGCGCGGTCAGGACATTCGCGGGTTCAAAGATAAACACCGTGCGCTCGACGAACAATATAAGCGCCTGCACAACGAGCGTATGGACAGGGTTAAAAATTACTTTTCGTGGAGCACTGAATAATGCCGGTATACGCCACTCCTGAAGAACTGAATAACGGATTCACTCCGGCGGGTAACGTCCTGGCGGCACCCTCCGGGTTTGATGTCCCCCTGCCTGAAGGTACCAACCCAGCACCTCAGCAGGATGAGCCGTCTGTGTGGGGTGCAGCATTTCGCCAGAATAATCTGCTGGGTCAGATGTTCCGCCCCGCGAAGCAGTTCGAACCCGTAGACGGGTATAACCCTTATGCTGATAAAAACGAGCTGCATGGTTATGAACAATGGGGATCCGCTTTTGCTGACTCCCGCTCGCCGGAAGAAACTGCCTGGCTGAAACAGCAGATCGACGACGAAAACGAAGACCGTCGGGTACTTTCCGAGGCTGGCGGGGAGGGCGTTCTTGCCAGTATTGCTGCCGGGGTTGTTGACCCTGTCACCGTCGCTTCGATGTTCATTCCTGGTGCTCAGGGCGGTACAGTGGCCCGCATTGCGTCACAGGCTGCAATCGGTGCAGCTGCAACCGCAGCAAGCGAGGTTGCGCTGAATAACCAGCAGATTACCCGTACGTGGGGGGAAAGCGCTTCCCACGTCGCCGCCGGTGCGCTGATGAGTGGTGTATTTGCGGCCGCCGGTGCTGCGCTTTCGCCATCTGTCCGCACTGCGGCCACGCGTGAAGTGGCTGACGCGCTCGATAACATGAGCATTACGTCAGCGACGGACACTGCAGCAGCTTCCCTTCCCGAAGGTGGCAGCGTCGGCGCGGCGCGAATCAGTGAGGCAACGCTCGAGGATCTCACCCCCGCAGCTGGCGGACCGGTTGGTAAGCTGGCACGTAAGGCAGGCAGCTATCTGACACCGTTTACCCGCCTGATGGAGTCACCGTCGAAAACCTCCCGCCGAACGGCGCTGGAACTGGCAGAAAATAACTACACACTGCAGGGCAATTCCCGCGGCATTGAGACACCCATCGCGGCAGAAACCCGTGTTCGTGGGTGGCGTCGTGAAGAGGCCGCCGTTGTGGTGACGAATAAACAGGCGTACAGCCAGTATAAAGCTGCTGGTGGTGATCTTAGTTTCTCCCAGTTCCGCGAGGAAGTTGGTAACGCTATGCGCAGCGGCGATGTGCATGCTAACCCGGTGGTGCAGGAAGCGGCGCAGGCAATGCGCACCGTTGTTAACCGGGTGAAAGTGGCGCAGCAAAAGCTTGGCCTGCTGCCACCTGACGAGGAGCTAAAAGCCATCGGGCAGGAGAGTTATTTCCCGCGCGTCTACAAAGTCGGCAAGATCGTTAACGAGCGCGATAAATTTCGCGACATGCTGGTCGACTGGTGGTCGCGCGGTGAGAAAACCATGTCCCGCGAAGAGGCTGAAATTACTGCTGACGCCACGATCAATAAAATCGTCGGCGCAAAAATCCCGCAGGATTTCGCAAACGTCTTTATGGTGAAAGCGGCAGGCAGCACCCGGTCGCGTACGCTCAGCGTTCCCGATCGCCTGATGAAAGATTATCTGGAGAGCGACGCCAATTATGTGCTGCAGCGTCACATCCGCGAGGCGTCGGCAGAGGTGGAGCTGACGCGCGCATTCGGTAACAAATCGCTGGAAAAGCAGCTCAAGGATATTCAGGACGAATACGATGCGCTGATGCGCCAGAATCCCAAAGACCAGGCGAAACTGGCGAAAGCCCGCGATAACGATATCCGCGACATCACAGCGCTGCGTGATCGTCTGGCGGGAACCTATGGCATGCCGGATGATCCATCATCATTTTTCGTACGTGCCGGTGCATTTCTGCGCAGCGCTAACTTCGTCACCAAACTGGGTGGTATGACGGTTTCCGCTATTCCTGATCTCGCGCGCGGTGTGATGGTTAATGGCTTTGGTAATACCATGCGTGGTTACTCTGCGCTGATCACGCGGTCACCGGCATTCAAGGCCAGCCGTGCCGAACAGTTAAAAATGGCCGTCGGGCTGGAAACCATCCTGCATACCCGTGCGCGTACGATGGGTGACCTTGTGGACAGCTCTGCCCGCACTACGGCAGTAGAAGCGGGAATGGAGCGCGTCACCGATGCATTCGGCAAGCTAACACTGATGGGGCACTTCGATGATATGAACAAATCGGTAAATGGCATGATCACGTCCGACGGTATTCTTTCCGGCGCGTTCGCTGGCCGCCGCCTGGCTAAGCTCGGCATTAACGATAATATGGCCGCGCGTATCCGCAGCGAGTTCGAAAAACACGGTGAGGTAATCAACGGCTGGCACATCGGTAATTTTGAAAAATGGGACGATCAGCACGTTGCTGGTGTCTTCCAGTCGGCGGTGCTCAAAGACGTTAACAATACCGTTATCACTCCAGGCATCGGCGATACTCCGCTGTGGGCGAGCACACCTCTGGGTAAAACCATCTTCCAGTTTAAATCCTTCGCTACCGCATCCTATAACCGCGCCACTCTGGGCGGCCTGCAGGAGGGAACCGGGCAGTTTTATTATGGTACCGCTTTTCAGATTGGCCTCGGCGCACTGACGTACGCTCTTAAACAGTCCGCGAATGGTAAAGAGGTTGACTGGTCGCCTCAGAAACTGGTCATTGAGGGTATTGACCGATCCGGTATTCTTGGCCCCTTGATGGAATATAATAATATGGCGGAAAAGGCATCCGGCGGGATGGTGGGGCTGGGTGCATTGCTCGGTACCGGAACACAGTCACGTTATGCCAGCCGCGGCTTTATTGGTTCCGCGCTTGGCCCAACGTTCGGCCTGCTCGATACCATTACTGATGTTACCGCTGGCGTGCTTAATGGCGATGCCGGTGATCGGGTGCTGCACAACGTGCGTACGCTGCTGCCTGGTAATAATCTTTTCTGGATAGCGCCGCTTATAAATCAGGTTGACCCTGGCATGCGGTAATCGGTCGGGATTCCGACCTTAAACCCGCGCCATCATAGCCCTGTATTCACTACGGGGCTTTTTTATGCATCAGGATTACAAAACACGCCTTACCGCGCTCAGCGATAAACTTACCGATGTGGTGCTCGAAGAAGCCGATCCGGATAACTGGCCGGGGGCGGGCAAGAAACCGAGCGAGCTGACCAAAGACGAACGCGGCGACCGCTACTGGGATAAGAAAAACGCAGCTGCGTCGTTGACGCTGCTGATTAAGGTCCACTCCCTTATCGGCATGCAGACGCGGGGGGGGACACCCTCTGATAACCCTGGTCAGGATGATGATGAAGCTTTTGCGCTGGGCCAGCAGGTTTCAAAAGCTGAGCGAGAGGCGGCCGCGATTATTGAGCGCCTGCAGAAAGGGAAAAAATGATTTCGTTCCTCGCCTTCTTTTTAATGTGGGCGGAGCGAATGAACTGGGACGTTCCGGACTGCCACTATCAGGCCTGCCACTGGCTGGAGCATCGCGGAAACCTCGCGGTGCTTCGCTGTTTCCGTGGTTTCGGTAAATCAACGATCCTTGCGGTCTATAATGCCTGGCGGTATTACTGCGACCGTCAGTACCGTATTCTGCATCAGTCTGAATCTGACGGCACCGCGTATAAAACCAGCCGCGATACACAGAACGTTCTGCGTAACCATCCGCTTACCAAAGGCATGCTGCCGGACGGTCAGGGGACGGTTGAACAGTGGTGGGTCAATGGCGCGCTGGATTTACGTAACGGCAGTATGTATGCCAAAGGGATCCTGTCTAACGTTACCTCCGCCCGTGCCAACGAATGCCAGAACGATGATGTAGAGGTACCCCGTAATATCCAGACGCCTGAGGCGCGCGAAAAACTGCGCTATCGCCTTGGCGAGCAGACTCACATCCTTATCCCGGGGGGCCGCAAACTCTATATAGGTACGCCCCATACGCATGACAGCCTTTATGACGAGGTGGAGTCTATGGGTGCTGACTGCCTGACCATCCGGCTATTTGAGAAAGAAAAACGTGTTGAGGCGAAAGACGCCACCCAGCTGCGCTACGAATTATCTTTCAGGCCAGAGTACGTTTTCGCGGGCATCCATAAAGCGGCGCGGCTCTTGGTCGAGGATGTCGATTATAAAATTACGGCCGGCGGCGTTGAGTTTGCATCGGCGCCGGATACTGTTATCGATTTTTATGCAGATTGCGCCTGGCCTGAGCGATTCACCCGGGAGGAAATGGAGAATCGTCGCAAAGAAACGCGCACGATTAACGAGTGGGATAGCCAGTATCAGCTGCACAGTAAACCCGTTGGCGACGTTCGTCTCGATCCTGACCGTATCCGTGAGTACAACATCCATCCGCAGATCCGCTATGCGAACCGTACGGCCTCGCTCTGGCTGGGTAACGTGCAAATCGTTGGCGCTGTCGCCTGGTGGGATGTGGCCACAGGTAAAGTTAAGGCTGATGCTTCGGCGTTCTCTCTGATGCTTACCGATGCGCGTGGACACCTGTACTGGCACATTTGCCAGGAACTTACCGGAGAGCTGGCGGAATTCGATGACAACGACAAAATAACAGGCGGGCAGGTGGCGCAGATTAAAGAGCTGGTACTCAAATATCAGATCCCGGTGGTATGTGTCGAAGTCAACGGTCCGGGCAGCTTCGCGGGTAAATTGCTGCGTCAGGCGCTCAAGGGTACCGGGTGCGGCGTGCGCGAAGAATTCAGCATCACTAACAAGCAGAAACGCATCCTCGATGCATTTGAAGCACCGCTGTCGTCTCGGTTCCTGTGGGCACATACCGATGTGCTCGACGGCCCGGTATACGACCAGATGCGCGACTTCAACCCGGCGCTGACCAACCAGCCGGACGACTTTATCGACTCTGGCGCCGGCGCGATAAGTCAGACCCCTGTACGCATCGGAAAAGTAGTCGGGATTCCGACCGGACATGCGCGCGAAGATTGGCAGTTAAGTGACGGAGATCATCTGGTCGACGTCGATTACTAACCTGCCAGAGGTTTCGCATCATGTCGGTACCCAACCAGACTCCCTATATTATTTATAACGCCAACGGTCTGACGACTGTTTTTCCCTTTGAGTTCTATATCATCAACGCCGGTGATATTCAGGTATCAATCAACGGTACCGTCGTTACCAGCGGCTATTCCGTATCAGGTGTCGGTAACGTCGGCGGGGGTGACGTGGTTTTCGTTACCCCACCTGCAAGTGGCGCAGTGGTCATGCTGGAACGCGTTGTTCCTACCTATCGGTTAACGGATTACCAGGACAACGGCGATCTGCTGGCAGACACAGTGAATAAGGATTTCGACCGCCTCTGGATGGCAATACAGCGTGCCTTTATATATCTCGGTCTTGCGCTGCGCCGTCCGCTATTTGGTGGTCCGTTCAACGCAGAAGGATACCGGATTGCCAATCTTGGCGACCCGGTAAATGCGCAGGACGCGGCGACAAAGAACTATGTCGATAATGTCAGCCTGGTGCGTACGCTGCGTGTTCCTGAGTCTTCAGTCTCCATTCTGCCTCCTGTTGATCAGCGCGCAAACAAGCTTCTGGCGTTTAACGCGGAAGGGCAGCCGATCGTTGTTCTACCTGCTTCCGGGTCGGCATCTGATGTAATGATAGAACTGGCTAAACCCGATGGCGAAAAGTACATCGGGGAGTGCCCAGACATTGCAACGCTACGGACAATCGAGCCATCTTTCGACAAGCAGCGTATTACGGTTAGGGAGCACACGTCAGGAACTCGCAAAGGAGGAGGGGAGTTTCGCGCCGTCCTTGCAGGGTCTTCATACACCGATAATAACGGCACCATCATTAAAACCACAGGCGGCGCTGCATGGTTGCGTTTAAATGCAGAACCAACAAACCCATTAATGTTTGGTGCCGTTGGCGATGGGATCACGGATGATAGTGCAAAAATTAACGCAGCACTCAAAGCGTGCGTATATCAATGTGATGGCCTGGGTTTAACCTACGGCGTAGGTGGAACTATTCTCCAAGAACAGACCATACCTACTCTCTTTACTAACGCTAAGTTCAAGTACCTTACAGCTTTGGGTGCTCAGCCTATGATGCGTATGAAAAACGCAGGGCACATGCATCGTAGTTTAAGCTGGGATGGCGGTGGCGGTACTACTGGCTCTTGTATTATTTGGGAAGGCTCTAACACAAGGGACGGCGGGTACATTGAGAAATGTGAATTCAAATATATTGGCGGCGCTGCCATTCGAATCTCTGGCGATTATACCAACCGTATCTTTGCCCGCTATGGTGCTATAAGGAATTGCCGATTCATTCGCTGCGGTAACACCGGTATAGCTAATGACCGTTGCACTGTTATTGCCGACGGTGTTAACAACTTCACATTCGACGGCCTTATTATGACCGAATGCAACTGGGGCATTTATATTCGAATGGACACGAGCTTAGCTGATAAGGCGCGTGCCGTGAATAACCTTTTGCAAAATTGCCATATTTACGGCAGCGGTCGCACTCACCCAACATTCACGGATGCTCAGGGTATCAGTGCAAACCGCCAGGATAGCCTTAAGGTAGATAACTGCTGGGTGGATGGATTTGCTGATAACGGCTTTGACTGCGGCTCAAGCACTGGAATGCAGATTACAAACTATCGATGCAATAACTGCAAGGACGCCATATTCATCGGGGATATCGACTGCGATAGCTATGTAATCGACAACGTGATTGCCAGGGACTGCGACCGTGGAGTCCGTATTGTTATGGACGGCAATATCCAGGCTGATGGTATCGTAAGGAATGTCAGGATTACGAACATGAGAGTGACCAACCCGATTTATGAAGGGTTCAGTATTCGTAACACAGGTGCTCTTACCGGTGTATTCGATATTTACCTTGTTAACTGCTTCGTGGATAGCGTTAGCAGTTACAGCCTGAGTACGTTTACATATCCATTCAGAATCGAGGGGATAGATGGTGCATTTCTGGATAATTGCGGTTGTCGTTATGCCAAGGCAGCCGGGATTTACATCAAGAAAGGAGACCAGATTCAGGTTCGCGGCGGCAGACTTCAAAATATTGATATGTCCGGAGGGGCTAACTATGGCGTTACAGTGGAAAACGACTCTAACCGCGTATCAATATCAGATGTTATTGTGTACGGAAACTCTACAGGCGGCGCGGTTCTGCTTGCCGGTGGTGCTGGTCATAGCGTTAAACATACCAGATGGCGCTCACTTGCAGGCGGAGTGAGCAGCAGTAGCGCAACATCTGCTTACCTCTTGGATAATATAGCGTTCTAACGGAATTGCGGCCTAATGCAGGCCGCCTTTTTTATAAATCACTAAGAATTATTTGCATGACCTTTTTGTAAAGTCATAGATCACGCTGTCGCTTTCCCTGTCATAATATGAATTAAAAACCACCCCGTTTGTTATCGAGGTATATACACACAAGTTGTCCTTTAACGCTGAATGATACTCACCTGAGTTAAAATCGTGCTTCATGTCAAAATGCTTAATGTGCCTCAATCCCCACGACCATCTTCCGTTAATGGTTGGGTGGATAAGATGAGCTAAGAACGGATATTTTTTAATGGCTAAGCGACCCTCTGGTGAAATCGGAAGCATCCCGATAAAAGATATATGCTTAGCGTTCGCAAGATTGTTGCTGTTCAAATCACTAATTATTGTGGTAATAACTTCGTTATCGTATTTCTCCTGGTTTTCTAACGCATTTCCATAACTAAATGCTGCCCCAAGCATATAGAAAAAGTACAGGATTGATAAGGACCACATTATCTTGGAGCGTAAGCCAAGCGTCCAGCATGCAAGGATATTATAAAATACAAGTATTGCTCCGAATGCAACGAAAACCCTAGCGGAAACCACCGCTGATTTCAGCAATAGCATAGGTCCAGCAATCATCAGCAAGACTAGGAATGGTGATACTAAAATAATAGAATTGCGTAATAATTTTATGATGCCTGTAGACTCTGACTTTTCACGACACAGTCTAACTGCACCAATTAAAGCCATGCAGGTGGTAACCAATGTCAGGGCTAACATTGTTGTGCTCATAGAAGAACTAAGCACATAATAGAATACCTTGAAGTTGCCAAAAATAGCATCCCTCAAGGAATTTAATTCAAACGAACTTATCTGGCTATGTTGTAAATTGTAATCACCCTCAATAAAGTTAGGTGAAATTAACAAAGAATAGATAATATAACCTATTAACAACCCCGTAATTGATAGCCCTATAGCTTTGAAACCATCAAAATCCTTACCTTCTCTAAACTTATTTAATACATAAAGCATTGTGTAAATTATATAAATATTTAAAGAGGCTTGATATAAACACAGTGATAAAAGAATTGAAGCAATACTTGCCGTTAAAAATTTTACTGACCCATTTATTCTAACAACAAAAGGAAGCATCGCACAAAGAACAGAAAGTGACATTGTGAATGCGTCATATTTGTATGACATATTCTCAAAATAAAAAGGGCTAATCGCCAGTGGTAGGCATAGTATAAAGCTTAACCAGTTCACCCCTTCAGACTGCCATAAATATGTCTTTCCTGTCAGATATGCCCCTAATGATAACAACGCAATTCCTAATATTTGAGGAAGCGGAGATATATCAGGCAACGGTGCGCCAAAGCTTATCACATAAAAAAACAGATCAGCTAGGGGTCTGCCATTGCGTGACCATTCAGAATAACCCTCAAGGGAGCGCCCTAAGTCATCAATGTAATAATAGTTTGTAGATAACACATTGTAATAACATAACAAAATTAAGCCAAAAATAATCATTATCGGCTTAAGACTAACGCTCATATTGTTTTCTGATTTGATCATTTACCTTACCCTATAATAAATAATTTTTATTTCTTAATGATGTATCGAGGTCTTCCCTTAACTTCAACATAAATCCTGCCAATATATTCCCCAAGAACTCCTATTCCTATCAACTGAACTCCGCCGAGGAAAAGTATTGAAACCAGCATTGATGGATAGCCGCGAACTGGATTGCCGAACGCTAACGTGTCGACGATCATCCATGCGCCATAGGCAAAGGCCATGCCAGCGACGAACACGCCAATATACGTCCACATGCGCAAGGGGAAGGTTGAGAAACTGGTTATGCCCTCTAATGCAAGATTCCACAGCTTCCATCCATTGAACTTAGAATCCCCGGCAACACGTTCTGCGCGGGCATATTCAACAACATCAGTGCGGCCGCCAACCCAACTCAAAACGCCTTTCATAAAAAGGTTGCGTTCTGGCATTAGCTTAATGTTTTCAACCACATCCCGGGACATCAGGCGGAAGTCGCCAACGTTTTCCTCGATCTGCGGGTTACTGATTTTGTTGTGCAGCTTGTAGAACCACTCAGCGGTCTTGCGTTTGAGTCGTCCATCAGTAGAGCGGTCAGAACGTTTAGCAAGGACCATATCAGCCCCGGTTTGCCACTTCTCTATCAGGTGAGGAATAACCTCGATAGGGTCTTGCAGGTCGACGTCAATCGGTATAATTGCGTCTCCTGTCGCATGATCAAGCCCTGCAAAAAGAGCAGGCTCTTTACCGAAGTTGCGTGTAAATGACAGCGGAACCACAAGCGGGTCGGCCACAGCGAGCGCATTTATGATTGATTCTGTCGCATCTTTACTGCCGTCGTTTACGAAGACTATTTCAACTTCATGCTGCATAAGCCCTTCAAACTCCCGCACGGTTTTATAGAAGATTGGAATTGCTTCCTCTTCATTAAATACCGGAACGACCAGAGAAATTTTCATTTCGCATCCCTAAAGACAATGAATTTTGAGTAGATGAACCCGGCAACCAGGCTAAAGCCGGAAAATGCTAACAGAGTAACAATGGGAGGTGCACCAACACTATCAGCGAGGTATCCAGTCAGGCCTGCCATAATACCCATGAATAACACGAAGGCGAGATAACGCCCAGAAGTAGCCCGTGATTTGAACGTCCATTTCGCGTTCGCGAAAAAACTAAACGTTACTGCAATGCAGAATGCCAGAACATTAGCAATCGCCTGGCTAACCCCAAAGAAATGAAGCAGAGCGCCAAAGCACAGCCAGTGTAAGGCTGTGTTGAGCACGCCTACGGAAACATATCTACTAAATAGCTTTAACATTATAAAAATCAGTCAATTCTGAAAGCCAAGAAGTTTAGCACTTGTTGTCAACCTTATCGACCTCCTCTATATGGTCGGGATTCCGACCGACCTGCGCGCTTACCCTCGTCCCACGATACGATTTTCCCCACCGGGGGTGAGGCATGAGGATGAATAACGTTTCAGACGTGGCGGCGGGACTTTCCTACGGCACATCTATTGGCAGTTTTGGCTACTGGCTTTTGCAACTCCTCGATAAAGTCAGTCCCAGCCAGTGGGCTGCAATTGGCGTTCTCGCCAGTATTCTCTTTGGTCTGCTGACTTATCTGACAAACCTTTATTTCAAAATTAAAGACGATCGTCGCAAAGAGGCTCGGGACAATGGCTACCAGCAAGACTAAACTCAGCGCCGCTGTTCTGGGTCTGGTGCTTGCCGGCGCTCCGGCGTCGGTCATCCTCGATCAGTTCCTGAATGAGAAAGAGGGCAACAGCCTCACAGCGTACAAAGACGGCGGCGGGATCTGGACAATTTGCCGTGGCGCCACAATGGTGGATGGTAAACCGGTAGTGCAGGGCATGAAGCTGACGCAGGCGAAATGCGATCAGGTGAACGCCATCGAACGGGATAAGGCTCTTGCGTGGGTGGAGCGCAATATCAAGGTACCACTGACCGAGCCGCAGAAAGCAGGTATTGCTTCGTTCTGCCCTTATAACATCGGGCCCAGTAATTGTTTCCCCTCAACGTTTTATAAGCGCATCAATGCTGGTGACCGCAAAGGTGCATGCGAAGCGATCCGCTGGTGGATTAAAGACGGCGGCCGCGATTGCAGACTGACCAAAGGCCAGAAGAACGGTTGCTATGGTCAGGTCGAGCGCCGGGATCAGGAAAGCGCACTGACGTGCTGGGGGATAGACCAGTGACCATTAAAGCAAAGCTGTTAGCGCTGGGCGTTCTGCTGGCGCTTTTCGGTGTTACCTTTTACGCGAGTTATCTGAAAGGCTGGTATGCGCACAGCGACAAGGTAAACAGCGAGCATACAGCAAAGAACAAAAAGGCGGAGAAAGCAGTCGCCACCGGAGAGCAGAAAGCGGCAGCGGCCAGCGCAGAAGGGAAGGTGATTTACCGGACCATTTACCGAGACGTGGTGAAATATGTTAACGACCCGAATCATATTAAGTGCGATTTTGACGATCACGCTGTGCAGCTGCGGCAGCGAGCCCTCGATGCGGCCAACTCCATCAGCGGATTTGATGCAGGAACCGTGCAAGGGAGCGAGTAAAGCTGGAACAGACAGCGACGAAGACCTGCAGGCGGACATCGAAACAGCGGAATGCCTGCGCCAGTTACGGCTGGATAAATATCGTTGGCAAGCTTGGTACAGGGCTACGGAATAGCCCGTTTTGTTCCTCAATCGGGAGCGAAATCAAAATGGGTATCAATTCGGGTATCTAGGGATTTATTAAAAACAAAACACAGTAAATACATGTTGTTATTTGCTGTGTTTTACTCCTATTATCGGCACCATCATTTCATCCAGCACCATCCCCAATCGTCCATTTTTCCTTGTTTTTCGCGGTGTTGGCTGTTCTGTTTGTCCGCC